CCACTTCTTCCATATAGTATAAGCGGTTTGCCATACCGCAGTCGAGTTCTTAGTAAAGTCCCCACCCTCACTCTGGATAATCTTATCCGCATTATCGTAAACCTCTTGTATGAAATCGGAAAGACCTTCTGCTTTATATTTTCTTTGAATAGCGTTAGCAAACCCTCCCATCTCCTTGGTAAAGGTCTGCCCTATCTCTTTAAATTTATCTTGTAATGCAGCAGTATAACCCTCCAAAGATATTTTACCACTCAGGTATCGGGAAACTTTGGCTTGAGCTTCCGCTATATCTTCCAGAGAACTTTTCTCTTTCAGCATATTAACTAAGTATTCTCCATACCTAGAGTTAATATCCTGAATAGCATTCTTTCGTTCCTCTGTACCTATGGTAGCTCTTTTGGCTCGATTAAAAATATAATCTAAAGCTACCTGCTCTTCCAATAAAGTACTATTAACACTCTTCTGAGCTTTTTGATAATCATCTAATTTAGTTTTGGATTTATATAAAGCAACACCTATTGCCGTAATCGCTGCTGCTATTAAACCCCATACACCAAATTTAGCTAAACTCATTCCTGTAAACGCAGCTTTAAGTTTAGTCACTGCTCCCGATATTTTAGCAAATCCACGAAGTACTCCTGGAACGATATTACCTACAAGAAAAGCAAAAGCCAAGTTTAGTGGTCCCAATATAGCCAGTAAAGCTCCAAAATCTATTATAAGATTTTTAGTAGTATCACTTAAATTATCAAACCATTTACCGCACCTCTTTACAATTTTCATCAACCACTCAAACGCAGGTAGAAGTGCATTAGATAAGGCATTACCTAAAGATATAGTTGCTACCTGTCCTTTCGCTAATGCTACGTTCCAACGCTGTTGTATAGATTGTCCTGCCTCTTTAAACGCTACCGCTGCATCACCATAGGAGTTCTCAACCCTATCCATTATTCCCATATTATACTCCATGTTCTCTCCCGTCAAGGATAAGTACCCTATCAAAGCCCTGATATTGGGAAATACCTTACCAGCTATACTTACCCCCCACTTTTCCGTTAATACCCGTATCTCTTGGAGAGTAGCCATAAGTCCTTGTCCCTTGAGGGTGTTTCGTAAGTGATTTGCCGACGTTCCCATCTTACGTAGCAACATTTCTGTTTCCGTAGCTGGATCTATCAGAATGTTGAGAATACCTTTTAAATATACTGCGGCATTGGCAGCACTAGAACCCGTCAAGGTCATGGAAGCCATCGCCCCTGCTACCTGATCGAAAGAAACTCCCAGCTCTGCAGCGATAGGAATTACCTGACCGATAGCAGAAGCGAATCCTGGAGCTTCCGCTTTACCTTCACGAACCGCTGCTACCAGTATGTCTACCGAGCGTGCCGCAGTTAATCCCTCTTTCTTATAAGCGTTCATAGCAGAGGTAACTACCTGGGCTATATCTGCGGTTTCTCCTAAACCTGCAGCTGCAGCCATAGCCGATTGTTGTACTATTTTTAGAGCTTCCGAAGATTTAAAACCCGCAGAGGTGACGAAATACAAGGCATCAGCGAGTTCCTTGGGCGATTTACCTACGACAGGAGCCATGTCTAAAATATCTTTCTTCCATTTCTCCATTACATCTCTAGCAATACCGACCAAGCCTACTATCTTATTCATGGAAGCGTCGAAGTCCTTGGCGAGTTTAAAAGCAGCCCTCCCAGCTAATACCATAGGAACGGTCAACATCATGGTAGCCCTATAACCAAAACTATAAAAGTTCATCATACGACGACCCATCGCTTGCATTCGGTCGGCGAGGGTAGCAGCCTTTGTTGCAGTATTCGTAATTCCTTTATTAAGGTTCATTAGCGATACTCTCGCAGCATAAAGCCCCTTATCATCTACCGCCAACGTGACTATTAAACTACCTATGTCAGCCATTATTTTTGAGTATTAGATTTTTTACGCTCTTTGCTTTCGATCTTCTTGTTTACGGAATTAGCTATTCCCATAAGTATATTTTTCATCTGATCTGCAGTCTGGGTAGACTTGGACGACTTATCTCCTTGATCCCAAACAGGTAGAAAATCCGTAAGAGTAGTTAATTTACCACTCTTGGTATGGAGCTTGATCGCCAAGTTCGTTATCACCGTTGCTAAATAAGCCATCCTAAAATCCTCCCTCCAATTACCTATTGGATCCATTCTATCGTACGCTTCCCATTCTAGGATTTGATCCATTGTCAAACCCCGTTTCTTTTTCGCCATAAAAGGAATACCGAAAATATGGTAAACCTCTACCTGACCATCTAATAGGTGATCAGGATGTAATACGCCTATATCTCTACAGAGGCGGAAGAGGAATTGCCGACTTGGTCGGCTACGGAGTTTTTTAGTATATTCTCCTTATCCGTTTCTGATATACTATTAAGTTTCTGAGATTCCGATACTATCTTATCCAATGTTGTAGCCGTCATATTCTGACTCAACGTTGGAATATCCCTAGTTGTTAGAAGAGGAACTCCTTGTTCGTCACAAAGAGAAGCCACCGCTAATTTTGCCCTAAAGTCATCTAGGGATTGTTCAAAGGTTGTTTCCCCTTTAGCATTCTTTACCGACTTAAGTAAGGATTGCTCAAACTGATCCCGTTCCCGTCCCGACATCTGACGTACGAAAACGTAATTGTCATTACCCAAATCTACCTTTAAGATTTTGATTTCTTCTTTTTGCAAAAGTTTTGCACGATCTAAAAAATTTCCCATGATTAGTTTGTATTTAATTGTTTGTAAATAAAAAGCCTTGATTAGGTTTTAAAAAGTTAAGAACCAGAACTGTCTATACCTACCATGGTTACTTTTCCAGTAATCTTGATAGTTACATCCACCGAGATTTTGTCATCTACGGGAATGGTTAACGGACATTCTGTTACCAACCCCTCGAAAGTAAAGGTAGTACCTTCCAAATTACCTAATACGATCGAGTACGATTGCGCAGTTGGGCTCTCAAAGTCCAACTTAATAATAGCATAACTGTCTTCCGTAAAGTTCATATTGAGTGAGATCGTTCCCGCATCTCTAAACCCAGTAATAAACTCTCGGTAGCCATCATCGGAATCTAACGACGTTACATCGATGAAATCCCTAGTCATAGTCGGTCCAGTAATATTCGTAACCTCCGCTAGGGCTACTGTGCCCCTTAGAAATTGCGTATTTACACCAGACACTGCTAAACTAGCCATAATTTACCTCCTTTTTTAATTGCCAGAGGATTCCACATGAGGTCGCCTCTGAAGGTTAAAATTAACAATAAAAGTTACTAATTCGTTATCATCCCAATCCAGTAGAGCGGGACCACCAGAACAGTAGATAACTGTATATAAAGCATCATTCCACGTTTCGCCTGCACGACCGTGTAACGATTCCATTATATCATGTGTTAAATTCCATCCAGTACGATAATCTTTATTTCGTACTCGGATTTGTATCAAGGGATAATAATACGCCTCCCCTTGTCCAGCGTATGTAAGTTGAGGGGCACGACCTTCCATATCTAATATGGTAATACAATTATGAGGTATCACGGGTTCTTTTCCTACGAACATATTCGTAGCGATTACTAGATTTAAACTAGAATCGGCAGTAAGCATCGCTGCTACGTCTACTGAAGGTGCGTTCATTTCTTTGATCCTCTCCTTTTTGGTATTCTACTATGATTTGCTATCGTACCTAGCATTAATCCTTTATTCCGTTCCAAAGCCAGTAAGAACCATTGCTCTCCAGAACCTGCTCTACTCCAATGAGCTACTCCCTGCTTATCGTGTACTATGGAAGCGTAGTTAGCACTATACCCGAACGTAACGGCAGGGTATCCATATGACATAGCTTTCGATTGTGCATTAGTTATAGTCATAGTATGATTCCTACGTAATGCTTCTACATCCACTTTTCTAGGTCTACCTTCTCCTTTTCTTTTTCTGCGAGTAGCTTTAAAAGCAGGACTACGCCCTACTCTAATATCTCCTCTAGAAGTAACCACTAACCAACTAGCTCTCAAGTTTCCTATATCTACAGGAGTACGGGGTGGTTGGCTTTCAGTAGCGTTACGAATTACTGCTGCAGCCTTTACCAGTCCTGCTACAGAGACATACTTGAAAGTCCGTATCTCTCTATTAAGACCTCTCATTACCTTTTCTATGCCTCTTACTCCTACTATTCTCATGATAGCCAAGGTGTTAAAAACGCTTTCCGTAAAAACTCAGTGGTCGAACCTAACGCAGGGACTTTATAAAATCGCTTTATAATATGAATATTAGCCGTGTCGGGAACGTCTGCGGGAACTAGTTCCCCATCACTTCCCATATACGCAGACAGGGATTCTAAAGTACCATTATATATTATCCCATTCTCATCTACGTCCTGAGTAACAAATACCACCGCTCTAGACACTTCGGTAAAACCTACTAATTGAACGGCAGTAATGGTTCCCGATATTTGAACCACATCCTCCCAACGACAAGCGATCTCTACAGGATCAGCGTAGGTTCTCCCTCCGTACCCGTCATCCACTGGACTTCCCCAATAGACCGCTCTTTGGGTACATGCTCCGTTTATAAAAGTTCCTATACTCATTCGTCAAAGCTTGTTATAGCCGTTATATTTGCTGGTTGTTTACCCGTAGCTCTAGACATTAGTCCCGAAACATCTAGTTGTAATACCATTTGTCCATACGGTGTAGATTTCAAACCCTCTCCAAACTTACCCGTATAAATAACCGCAGCATCCCCTATCTTTTCGTCAGTAGTGGTACGTTCTATGCTACTAGCTATCATATGTGCCGTAAACCATCTCTCTATTTCCCTTAATAGGGTTTCTCCCATAGAGGTATCATCTGCATATACTTTATTAACATATAGATGCGCTCCTAGTATAAACGGGTCAATCTGATCTCCCGTTAAAGCAGAACTCTTTAGAATTTCCTTTACTTCATCCGACGTTACCCGTGCCATATGTAGCCTCCTTTCTTTTTAATTTATTCCCCCATAATAAAGATTCAATAAGAACCATAGCTCCAGGATTCCACTTTAATCCCAACCAATCTATAAGTTCATATAATTGACGAAAATCTCCATCTACCATACGTTCTGGCCAAACGACTTTAATATTTAACCCTTCCATTATCATATCCGCAAATCGCTTTTCGTACTCGTGAACCCACCATAACCAAGCCTCTTCTTCGGTATTGGCATTTACGGCTTCCCTATTACCTTGATTATTAAAGGCTTTCATAAAGCCCGTCTTAATACAAGACTGAATTACATCTCCCGTACGCCTACGTACGATAACCCATTTAGCATTAGGATAAGCGTAATTCCATACCCTCCACATAAGTCCCATTCGAGTATCTTTGTATAACCAATCTCCTCCTTTATACCCTTCCGCAAGCATTACTTTCTCTACTAATTGCTTCCACGTCGTAGGAATAGAAATAGAAACAGGTAAAGGATATTGTCCATTTGGATCTGCTCCTATACGCACTAAATAAGGTTTTACTAAATTATCTCTAATACAACCATTTTCAAACATTCCCCGTCTATTACTATTCGCTACCGCCACATTCCCTCCGAAAGCTCCGCACATATTAATTATCCCTGCTATGGTACTAGTCCCACTTCGGGCGCAACCAGTTACTAATATAGGTGATTTTTCTATCATACGTATCGTTTTATGAACGAATTATGCTCCATTAATACTGCCCGTTTATCCACATTACGTATTTTCTGCTTAGGATGACGACGATAATACGCTAAGAAAGAATCACAATACCCTAATTTTAATCCCGCATGTAAGCATCGCATATTAAATTCATACTCCTCCGAATACTTCAGTGATTCATCCAATAACCCTACCCTATCGAATACCTCTCGGCGATATAACATAGCAGCACTATGTAATCTATTTCTTTGTCCCATATCCCGTATGGTAGGATGTTTGATTACAGGTTTCCAATATTTTGTCCGTACACTCCCCTGATAGATTTCAATAGCGTTTCCATGTATAAAATCTACCCCTTGTGCCTCTATTGCTGCAACGGAATCGGTTATACTATTTGGAGTTAACATATCATCCTCATGTAACCAACGTACGTAATCCCCTGTAACTTGTGGCCAAACTTTATTAAAATTAGCTGGCCAATTTCCTTCTCCTTGACTTACCAAAAGTTGCACCTCTTTCGGAACACTGTCTATGGCGTCTTTAAGCCAACCTCTATCCGTCTTGTAGGGTATTATTACCGTTACCTTTTTACTATCGGGAAGTGTCTTGCAAATCACTCCTACGTAATCCCTAACCCAAGGTATTATCTCGGCTGCAGTATGGATACGAGGCATACCATGGAAGAATACAATATTAGTTCCTTCGGGTAATTTGGTAACTAAGTCTTTTTTAAAGGGTTTGAAATCAACTAATGTATTAGTTAATTGTTGCCAATATACGTCGGCTTTAATATGCTTCTGTAAGAAGTAATCCATACGCCAACTTTCGGGACGTCTATACTTTTTCCATACGTAACTTATCTTCGGGGAATTAGCAGGGAACCAAACCATACCCGTAGCTAGTTTACCCTTCTGCCAAAGGTCTTCAATAGGAATAAAGTAACTTGGATCGGGTACTAGATCAAATATGTTTTCCACAGATTGTATTATCGCCGTATCCAAATCCAAATATAGGAACGGACGGTATTTCTCCATTTCGGGACTGTACAATTGCATACGTGACCAAGTCCCTGGCAATTCGTTAGTAAGAGGGATCAAATGGATATTCCCTAAATCGTATTCCATAGAAGCCCTATCCCATAAGCAAATAATCCTTGGGGAAATAGGAGATTTCCATTTGGTAGTGATATGACGGGCAATAAGCTCCACGTCACGGAACGAAAAATCGCCTCCGCTACGTAAAACCAATACTATCGTTCTTTGCTCATTCATTGGGTTACAAAAATACTATATATCCGTTCGTCTATCTCATCTAAATTAGAAAGTACCGAAGTGCCAGGGGCTAATCCTCCATGAAAGTGAAGGGCATGTTTAAACATAGAAAAGTTATAATGATAAGCATCGTCCCATCCTCCAGGAACACTTTCAGAATCGTGCACGATTATATAATCTGCGGCATTTTGAACTTTCTCGATAAAAGGTTGTCTTATTTCCGCAGGAGCACCGTCTACAAATATAATAGAATATTTGCCTTTATAGCATTCTAAAGGCTCTTCCAATAATACTTTCGTAGGTATATAATATGCCGTATGTTTCCCGTATATGTAACGGGTAAATTTCCTAAACCAAATTTTATTTGTATCTATGCTTAATAAATTACGATCTTGCATAGCACAGATAATATGCATAATTGGGGTACTATGATCGCCCATACCAAACTCCATTACATCTCCCTCCGTAATAGTATTTAACATATGAATTAATACGGGTTGGTGAGAGCTGTATGCGTGTATAGGCTCTCCTTTCATATAAGAAGTATAAGACAATTTACAAGGAACAGGTACTACGTCTAAATAACGATCATTCAGCATGATTACAAATTTTATTTTTCCAATACTCAAAATATATCTTATCCATATTCCACTCTCTATTGATATTTTCGGTCAACCAATTATCCAAAAACTCTTCGGTTACTTCTTCCCAACTATCTACAAAACATATAGGAAGGTCTGTATAAAATTGGTTATTAGCATTTCTTATCTCAATAGGATACGTTCCCATATATAAACATTCCCAAGTCCTTACGCAATCAATACCCCCTCCCGTAGGACTAACCATAAATGTATGGTTATACATATTATCTAAATAGTCATCAAAAAATTCTCTTTTACGGCTAGTAACCCAAGGCTTTTCTCCTAATATTTCATATGGAACCTTTCGTGCTTTAGGATTCGTAGATATATTATGACTCATATAAACCAAATTACGGTAATGTCTATCCGTACGTAACTTAGCTTCCATTTTATCTCTCTTTTTCAAAGAGCGAAACCATTGATTATTCTCCAGACCGATAGGAATAGATTCTACTTTAGGGTGAACGACATCTACATTTTGAGCATACCAATGAATTAAATTATTGGGGCTTTTATTTAGTAATGCATAATTAACATTATGATCGCTATTATGTGTTATTAGAATAAACTCCTGTTTAGGAGGATGCACAAAGAATCTGGGTGCATCGTGCGTATTACAATAAAATATCCTCTTATTGTCCGCTAATCCTACAAACCGTTCACCTTGTATCCAATCCATATCTTTTATTTATAAATAAAGCATCCCCGAAACCACTATGTTTATTCATATTCTGATTACAAGATGCAAATACGAATCCTCTATGTTCTAACATTCTTGATATATCTTTTGCCGATCTATCCCCAAGATAATAACTCTGAAACGATACTTCTGTAATAATATAATGCACATCCTTGCTCCTTGTTCCCAAACCCTCTATCGCTAAAAATTCTGCACCCTGAAGATCCATACAAAGTAAATCTATTCGGGGAACATTATACTTTTCCATAAAGGTATCCAATCGCAAACATTCTACTTCGATACGCTTTTGTATATATTCCTTTTCATTATCCCTATGCCAAAGTAAGGAAGATGCCCCTATGTTTTTATCCTTAGAAGCGTCCATGTCCGTAGGAAAGAATGGTACTTTCCCATTGTTCCTATGTACCGCTTTGGTAATCAGTTTAATATTCTTTATCCCTGAAATATTCTCTTTACAAACGTATATAGATTCTGGGTTACATTCAAAGGCATATATTATATCAGGAACAAAGAACTCGTTCATAGCGATGGCGTCCAAACAATCCCTACTACCACACTCTACTATGGTATTAATAGATTTTTGGTCTATGTGCTTTACAAACGTATGTTCCAAATAAGAACCCATTAACTTAAGTATAAATGTAAATTCTTCGAGTGTATGTGCAAATTATTTATTCTTACTTCTTTACCATCATATTTAAAATATGGTATTTTCCTACCCATTTCGTCCTTTGCCCAAACTACATCGTACTCTGGATGCTCTTCAAATAATTGTCCTATGTAATGATCTTTTGGTTTGCACCCTGGCGTTTTCTCTTGGGCGTTACCGCCTACGAACATACCATAAGAAGCAGGATCAAAAACCGAATCGAAATAAGGATAACCATTACTCCATTCTCCAAAGGGTAAAATAGGGAAGTACCCCATTCTCTTGGGGAACATTCTACTGTAAACCCGCATCAAGGTCATTTCGTTTATCATATCCAATTCGTACATAGATACAGTAGTTTGCTTACCGTACCTACGTAATAGGTTAATAAAGAAATGAGTCATTCTCCATAAAGCGTTATAATCCTTAATGTACATAAAACCTGTCATACATTTATCTGGTCCACCTACGGTAATCGCTAAATGAGGGTATAAAGCGGAAATCAGATTGTGTAAAGTACTTATATCCCGATAAATCATAATATCATTCTCGAAATGATATACATCGGTTAATCCTGCACTATGAATAAAATTCTCTATGTACACGAAGCGATTAGTGGTTACCATCCAAAAGTCCTGTTCTCCTTTTTGGTATAATCTTTGTAAGGCATCTACCTTGGCTCCATAGTACGGTTTTTTATCTATGGCTTCTATCCAGTACTTGGCGAATATAGGATCATCTACAAACTCTGTATCGGTTAAGTAATATACATGCACCGTGGGATTAAATATTCGCAATTGTGCAAACATACTTTCCTGATACTCAGGTAAAGCTCCCCTACCGCTATGGAATAATACTATAACCATGTATGTAAAGCTAATTTATCATAATCGGCATTCTCAAACTTATTTATAAAACGGTGTACTTCAAACTCTTCCCAAATACGTTTTACGCCTATGGAATGGGTCTTTATATGCTGATAAAGATAAGCGTTTGGAAAATACTTAGTTACATAATTACCATAGGTTTCGTATTCAGAAAAACTAGAAGTAGGATGATTAATAAAATTTATTATATTGATGGAATCCTTTATAAAAGCATCCGTAGTCATTTCCTTAGAGGCTACCATATGACTTATATACTCCCGTTTAAAGTACATAACTTCGTTGATAAACGAATAGGGGTAAACCCTTTCAAATCCAAACATTATATCCGTGTACATAAAATAAGGCTTATGATACTGATCTTGTCCCAATAAGAAGATAGGAGAACCATCTTTTAATACTTCGATCTTCCTATTGAAATAAACATCGGCATCAACTACCAAGTACTCAGGAGAGGTTGCTTGCTGAAAGAGTTTAATAAATTGTTGCATATACCATCCACGCCTTTGTACAGCGAAGCCCTTAAACAACTTAGGATCAACCCAGAGCACCGTATCATCCATAAGGTACTTTATCCCCGACATACGAAAACGAGGGGGCAAAGTGGTGTTTGTAACAACTACGATGTCTTTAAATCCTTCTAAATTAGTATGAATAGAATCTATAACGAACCGTAGTTTGTTAAAATCCTTTTCTGCTGCCGTAATTAGTATATCATACATATCCTATATCTTAATCCATTGTTCTGGATAATGCAACTTATTATCGTACGTAGCCCAATCTTTTTCAAGGATAATCCAATATTTAGGAGCGACTACTTTTTTATTATCTTTTCCATTTAACATCGCTGCCCACCAACTAAATGTACTATGAGAAATAATATTATGGTTACAAAAACTCATTAATTCCAAATCTAAATAATCTACGCAATGAACGAAATAGACCGCCCTGTCGAAATAGGTTTCTAGGAAATGCTTCTTACACCAGCGCATATCATCGCTAAAGATAAAAATACTTCCAGGAACGTTTTGTAAAGCCTCCAAGTAATAAGATAAAGGAAGTTCATGGAAGCCTTTATGCCCTATATAATCCGTTCTACGTACGTGAACCGCTACCGATTCTGTATGGGTTTTAATTTGATCTCTCCAATAAATATACTCCTTGGAGTAATATACAGGTTTAACTTTAAACTCCTGCTGAAATATGGGGAGATAATCTTTATAATAGGCTAGGTATTGCCAATAGCCTTCAAAATAAGCATTGTTTAAAAAGAGTAAATCTGAACTAACCATACCATTCCTCCTATCCGATACATAGGTATGATATTTTCTTCTACCCTTTAATGTGATGGGTACGGATATTTCAAACTTATCCAAATTATATAATCTATCAGGAATCCTATTACGATCATACCAAGTGACGTCATAGATAACCTCTATTCCATGTACACGCTGGATTCTTCCCAAAGCGTATTGAAACATCTGGTTACCTAACCCACCCATTAATCGTATCATATTCATTTCATAAGTTCCTTTACATGTACTTTAGGAAATTGTGTTATCGCACTATCGGGAGAGGCATTTATAATTTGTACTCCCATCCTTCTAGCATCTTGCGCTATACTAGAAAAACCTGATAAATGTCTGCTAAAAGTAGCGGTAGTTTTTGTTATTATCTTTTGATTGTCTATTAATCCGCTACCGTACATATCATGCCAATGTTTATGATTACTATCCGTCTTCATATCGAATCCCAAAAGAATGATTCGTTTCGCTCCTGCTTGTACTGCTACACTTATTGCGGCAGAACCACTATTCCTATTCCAACTTACATACCCTGGCGTTAAAGAGATTCCAGTAGGATGTGTGGTATCTCTTGCTAAGTATTTAACCCAAGGTACTCTATCACAAGCAGGAGCACAAGATACTTTTAAACCAGGATATTTAGCAAGATCGGCTTTATGCGTTCTAAAGAATGAACCATCTCCAAAGAATACCATATCCATCCAATTACCTATAAAGTACGCTACATTTATCCCTATGACATGCTTATCATGTAAAAACGACATGTAAGGAGAATAGACGCTTGGCGGGGAAGTCCCAGCTATCACTGCCTGTGTCAACGCTTCGGGAATACCGAATTGTTTAGGCACGGATGGACCTCCCCCAAGTATCCAAACATCTCCTTCTTCCCATATTCTAGGAACATGCCACATCATTTTGCTAAGTCTTGAATAAGTTGCTCAGCCACCGCTTTCGTAAGGGCTTTTTCGTTGATTCGTTTAGGTTTCCCCTCTTCATCAAGTACAGCCTCATTTATAACATCAAATAGGGACTTACTAGCACCTCTGGGAACTATTGTATAAAGAGTTTTTACAGGCTCCACAACGGGAGCTGCTTCGCTCTTAATCTCATCCAAAGGAACGATAACATCCCTAAAAACTTTGGGTATCTGATGTGGATAAGCAGTAAATATATCTCCTGGTTTGATAAACTTACCTAACAGGGTTAATGAACCGCCTCCTATCTTTTTCCAACGTATTTTGTCACTACTATTTCTATCCATGATTTCAATTTTTAAATAAATGTCTTGATTAGACAATTTAATTATGCCATATGAACGATACCGCATTTTCCGTTCTGGTCAGAACGTAACTGAGGAACTTCAATGGTCATTACTTTGTACTTGGTAATCATGTTACCTTCAGTATTCCACTCGATATTCTGCATACCCATACCACGAACGATACGAACTACACCGCTGGTCAACTGTACTAAAAGTACGTTATTAGCAGGAAGCCTGTCAATAACTTTAATAGCAGTAATACCAGCTATCTGCAGCATTCTTTCACGGATAGTTTTGCCAGGAGTAGTCCTGTCATAATCCCTATCTATGACCAATTCGTAAGCAGACGGAATATACAAAGTCCATGGACCATAGTGGTAAGCATTCATACTAGCCTGTTTCATCTTGAAAACATCCTCCAGTATTTTACTTCCACCTGTAGAGGCTTCTGAATCGACATCCAAATCGTCCCAATGCGTTCCTATCGAAACGGTGTTACGATCAGGGAAGTTCAAGTAGCTGTAAATCTTGTTCCTACTTCTAGAATCCAGTTCCCCGTAAGCATAAGTAGTATTGGTAAACAGCATATCTTCTTTGAACTCCATAATCCTACGAGCAGCACGTTCTGCCATAGTAGTATCCAAACCATTTCCCATATTACGAGAGGCAGCCAGTTCCCTAGCGTTAATCTCATAATCCGAATGAATTATCGGGATTGGTAAATAGTTATACTGATACTGAATACGGTCGTTCAGACCTCTCGTTACTCCATCCATCGTCATTACGGCGTTTCCACCCTCACTTATATCATGCCATTCCAGCATGGTTGTTCCCATACCGTTAGCAAGATTATAAACAAGACCTTTAGAGATTACATCATCCCATCCGCCAAGTCTCTGACGAGAAACTTCGTAAACAGCATCATCAAGCTTTTTCCACTCGTCCCTACGGAGAGTTCCAGCGTTGATGTTTAGGGGAACGGTCTGCCAGTTAGCAGGTTTCTTAACATCGCCCCCACGGTAAACGGTCATATAGGCACCCCATTTACCAGTCTTATCCTGTGCCAAGAATGGACGCATCTTACCTAGATCAAGTCTACCGTTGTTCTGTAAAACATGACCAACATCTCCAAAGGCTTGTCCATTCGCAACAATATCTACATTCAAATTTTCCATTTCTATTCTCTTTTTAGCGTTAGACAATCCTTATTTTTACAAACTGTTCTGTAGGACGAGCCTCAGACTCATCGGTAGACAGTGACGTAGTATCCAGGGCGGTAAGTACTTGACCAACAACGTGCTTATCGTATAACGATTTAGCAGTCTGTGAGTCGGCAGATTCCCAACTTTCAGCAGAACGGGCTACCTTGCGGAGCTGTCCTGATCCATTAGATTCTACAAAATCCCCTATGACTACGGTTTCCTCATCGGCTAACCGAGCATAAACGATTTCACCAGGTACAGCAACCCATACCTGTACTTTATCCCCAGCAGAATATGCATCCGCAATGGTTTTGCCCTGCAGAGCATCTTCGAGTGCAAACAAGCAAGGAGCGGTTTTACCAGCTCCACTATGCTTTTGCACGGTGCCTGCGCTAGTTATTTCCAAGAGATTTCCTGGATATAAGGTAGCAGCAGCAGCGTACTCTTCGATTACATCGAGGTACTTTTTCAGTTTAATTGTGTTGTAAGCCATTTTCTTTCCTCCTTATTTAGCTGTTTCAAATTCCATTCCAGCAGGAAGCAGAGGCTCAATTCCACCAGCATTGGTATTTACAGGTATACCGCCGTTTAGCGAATAATCTCCAACTTCTACTTTTTTCGTTGACTCGAAAAGTCTTTTTAGGACGTCATCGGTCATACCATTGAGAGTTTCCACAGGCCATATTTCTACCGAAGTATTGGTCTGTATATCAGTAATCAACTGTTCACGTTTTGCTTTCTGTTCAGCTTTATAGGTAGCCAAAGCATTCCTATCTTCCTCTGAAAGCCCATTAACCTGAACTTCTTTTTCGACAATCTTCTCGACTTCTTTTACCACGGGAGCTAGTTGATCCAACCTTTTCTCGTCCAAAGCCTGAAGAAATTCCCTGTCACTTTCCGTCCATCTACCCTGACCGTTTGCGATCAGTTCATCGACTTTCTTCTTAATGCAGGGGGTGCAGTTTTCTGCCATTTCAACCTCCTTTTTTAAATTAACATTAACTTTATTTCTGGTCATAGTCTTATTGACCACATATGCCACTTCTTTGTGGACTTCGACAGGAGTTCCTGTTAGCTCAATTTTCCCGCTTTTGAACTCGTAACCCTGCTTATACATTTTGTTATCCGTCTTCATTCCGCTTTCGGAATAGATCAGATAATCATCGTAACATTCCTCTAGATAATACCAATGTCCCTCGCTCCCCATAGAGTTAAGGGCTGAATAAACGGCTTGCATTAGGGAGTTATACCCTACTTCATCAGCATCATCCTCTTCCTCGACATCCTCTTGGAAAGCTCCTATTTTACTTACCGAATATCCTGAACGATTTACTTTCTTGAGGATTCCTAGTAAAGTATCTCCTTTAAAAGTAAATTCAACTTCATTAACTCCTAATCCACATCCATCTTCTACCGAACAAGCTCCTTTAGCATTCGGTAATATCGCAAGATGATCTGGACGGTGGTTATGGGCTATTTGAGCATACTCTTTACCATTCCAGTCCCCTTCAGCATCTTCATTGTCGGTAAATACGCCTACACTAACCTCAATAGCCTTACGAGCATTAATCTCTTCCAAAGTCCCTGGTGATATTTCGTTTAGCTTTTCTTCGTCTAACCAAGCCTCAGACTTAAGACTATTTTCTGATAGTTTGGTATTGTATACCCGTCCCACCGTACGACTGTCTATTATCTCTGGAGAATTTGCCGATACCGCTACCCCTCCTTCTTCTGGATGATCTATGACGATAGGAATACCATTCCATGCATCAGGAATACGACCAAACTCTTCTGCTAAATGAAGCAGTGGACCTTGATTTCCGTTTAATACTCCTTCGACGATCATAGTTACAGGGATAACTAAGTGGGGTTTCTCCTGATGTACCGCTAATTTAACCTCATAATCCAATACCCGTTTATTCTTGTATATAGAATATGTACTATTAGCATTTACTACCCCGTTAGCCTGTTTAATAGCCTCTGGAGCACACGATTCGTCCGTTCCTCCTTTGGCTATACACCTAGCCAATACAGAATTGGCTATCCTTACCCATTGCTTTTTTTGCTTATCGGTAAGTCCCTTTTTGTGGCTTTCCACATCTTTGACTGTCCATGGCATAATTCTATCCTCCTATTTTTAATTTTCTATATATGGTAATGCTATGCACCGACACATAGGGTGAGCTGGTATCATAGGTTCTATTTCATCCAGTGTAAATACTCGTCCCTCCATACTTTCACAATAAGGGCATACCCGTTCGTCTCCAGCGGTTTTCCACTCCCCCTTAACTTTTATCCCCAACACTCCCCAGTTACGATATTCTTGTATGGTAGCTAGATGGTGTGCTCGTATAGTTTCCGTACGGGCGATCATTTCCGCTCTACGCATAGGTGATATATACCTCCCCAAAGAATCGGTTAATCCTAATTCGCCCAAACCCTCTCCATTAATTGTAGCCACTAATTTCCTTGCTAATAATATCGGATTGTCTCCATCTGCTAATCCTTGGGCTAATATACGACTAATTGCTTGGTCCATCGCATTTGTCACGCCTTTTAATTCGTTATATGCTCTCGTATAGATTAATCCCAAGCGGTCTACGTGCATAGGTAAACCCATTACCGCCATAATTCCCCCACTCTCTTCTATCGCAGGAACGACGTACCCTGCTGAAAGCATTTCATACCTAGCTCGTATAATGCCACGTTTATAAGAATCAGTTAAATATTTATTAGTCCAAGACGAAACAAACCCCGTTCCTATCTGAGTAGCCTCTTCTACTGTTAATATTCCATCCTCTACCTGTTTATTTAACCATTTCATAAAGGCTTCCAACTTAGCATCGCTACGGGCGAAAGCGAAAGCGTTAGATGCTGCGGGTGTCATTTGCAAAACTACTATATGTTTCTTTTCACTCAATCCAAAACAATCGTTATCCGCAACCGATTTCTTAACCACTAACATAAGTTCCTTAAACCGAATGCGCATATCACGGGCAAAGGCATCCCGTAACATAGTTGTATGCGTAGGATCATAGTTCCTACGTTGCTTTTCGGTATATGTGGCTACTTCACTCATGCGGGTATTTTTGTAGTACCTTTGGAGAATTGTTTCGTTTTAGCTACGGGTTTACCATTAGGAGCTTTTCCAGATTTTCCAGGGGCAGGAGCCATTACTGGTGGAGGTGGAGGATTAACTATATCCATAATAGCTTTATTCAATTCCTCTTCCGAGATAGCATTATTCCGCATCTTAGTAATCAGCGTGACTTGCTCTGCGTCGAATCCAAGGAAGAATTCATTGAATATATCGGGAGGAATAACTTCCATAGCAATAGGATTGGAAGTATATTCCCTCAATGCATTTGCCCGACCTTTACCGATCTCGACTTTTGATTTTTCGCTCTGAGAATATAACTCAGACCACTTGACCATGTAATCTTCGGCAGGTTCGGGCAATAACTTTAATTCTATTAAACGATCTATAAAAGGACGCACGATATGAGGCTCTGCGTGATCTTCCCTACGAGCCTGTACGTATTCCTTCCACTCTGACGTATCCTGCGTACTTGCAAGCTCTCCTCGTTCGCTACCTGTAAGTACCCTCTTCGGAATACCTGTAACTGCGGAAATCATCTGTATTACCACGTCTACGTGATTTGATGGATCGGCGATTTGTTGAGCCAGGGCTTGGAGGTCTACTCCCTCGTTTATAAGTATCCTACGCAGGTTGTTTTCGTATTCATCAATCTGCTCCTTTAACTCCTTTTTGGTTTGTTCGTCCATTTTATACTCTGGATCTAACTTACCCGTATAACCAGGGCGAGCACCTCTCCAAAACATTTCGGCATCTCCCCCTATTAACTTCTCCAAATCGTATAAACGATTGAATACGGCTTCCAAAGTAGGCGTACCGAATACTTCGGATTCCAAATTATCCTGAGTAATGTGTATTACTCTCGTATGATGAACTTTAATGGTAGATAAACTTTTAGTAGCTACGTCCTGAATTTGAAGCGTATATATCTTAGGCAGTCCATAACGGGGATTCCTTGGATCTATTTCAAATTCTATTCCTTCATAACCCGCAGTTTTTTCTCCAAATGATTTTACATATAACAATTCTTTTTCTCCCGTAGTAGAAACAGGCTTGATAAAATCATCGGTTTTCTTTACGTCATCCAATCCAAGTAATAATAATCCATATCTCCCTATACTAGTGAGCTTATCTACTCTAGCAAATCGGCTCTTCATACCCAATTCCCGATCTAGTTCTATCCACGCCTTTTCAAATTCCGTATCCTCCGCTTGTTGAGATTCTAAAAGAAGCAATGGACCTTGCCAAGTAGACTTTATAGGACGGTCTATAATGGCTTTTGCTATATCCTGACGTAGATATTTATTATAGTAATCCTCAAAGACTAACTCAGTTTTATATCCTAATGCCTGGTATATATCTCGATCTCCTCCATACTGTAATCCCATCTGAGTGGCTAGCATCATTCGCCCTACCATCTCATTGAGAACTTGTAAATTCGCAATCTTAGCTCCTGCGGATTTGCCTTCGGGAATTTTATGTCTTTCCATATTATACTACGTTTAAATAAACTTCATGTCCTTCTACTAGGAATTGCTTAATTATGGCTGTCAACTGGTTCTTTCCTTGTTCTGGTTAAAGTTTCCATATTCTTACTCCTCTTTATTTCTTATAATTTTATCCTTATCTGCTGACCCTTTACTCGATCCAAAGTAATACTGAACCACCGTAGTAAAGGAACTAATAAGAGCACCAATTATTAAAAGCAATATATTCATATTATCCTGTGGGATGGTAACTGTAAAAAGTAAATAAAGCATTACCACAAGTATTACTCCTATTGCCGTCCCTAATATATTCTGATATAAGTCTTTATTATTCATTAGTAAAATATATAAGGATTCATATTTTTATTTTTATTTAAAATCTCGTAATGTAGATGATTGCCAGTTGAAAGCCCTGTACTACCAACCGTACCAATAATTTCTCCTTGATAAACTATTTGACCCTCCATCACTGCTATACTATTCAAATGCCCAAATTTTGTAGTAATTCCATTACCCGAATCTATAACAACCAAATTACCATAACCTCCATCTCTTTTAGCATAAATAA